AATACCCATAAGATTCTTTGGTTTCAAAGTTTGGACACTTGTCTTCTTGAATGTTCCAGTTGTAGTTCCTTTACTACCAGCTTGAATCTTTGACTTCTCTGATAATCTAACTACACCATCTCCGTAAGCACCCTTGCCACTTCCAGCATATGAATCACCAAGATTCAACCAAAGAGTTCCGTCATCACGAAGAATACGACGAACTTCTGCAAACACTTCAACCATCTTATCAATGTATTGTTGTGGTGTTTCTTCTTGACCAATCTGACCATCTTCTCCGTAATCACGAAGACCATAGTAAGGTGGTGAAGTAACGCAGGTGTTGATAAAAGCATCCGGCAACTTCTTCATTGATTCAATACAGTCGCCTTCTAAAATGATATTTGTTTCCATAACATCTCTGTTTGTTTTACTAATGTTCTAATATACGAAATCTTTTAGAAAGAAAAAAACTTTTGTGCATTCTTTTTATGTTCCGATGGAAATTCCCATTTGAGTGCATCATAGAAAGCACGAAGCTTACCATCGAGTTCAGAGTTGAACAACTCGTGTGCATCAAAGTGTTCCTTTACGAATTGGATAATTTCATCAGGGTCAGAGTCTCCACGAAATGCTAACTCTTCCAAACCAAATCTGTTGTTCTTTAGATACGCAACCTTCACCTTATCACCGTTTTTGATTGGTGGATATTTAGCAGGACACTTGAACATCTTCAACAACTTGTTGTAGTTGATTGCGGCTTTGACGTGTGATGGTGTTCCCTTTGCGAATGCACCAAGAACAGAATCCTTGACTGGTTCTTCATACTTCTTGATGTCTTTGATAGAAGAGTTCTTAGCAACTTCTGCAAACAGAACTTCACCCAACTGACGTTTGAATGTTAGAATGTTCTCATCAATCTCATCTTTATTCTTTGACTTTAGAATGTCAACGAGAACTTCCTTCATGAACTTTTGGAATGACTTCGGGAATGAAGAACGAACAACGTCCAGTCCTTTCACTTCCAACTTGTCCATCGGAACACCGTTGTCCGAGATAATCCAAAGAGCATACCTCTTCTTCTTTACCCAAAAGCCGGTACGTCCAATCATTTCCTGTTTGATTTCAAGTCGGTGTTTCTCTGTGTTGAATACCTTTTTAGCAAACACATCATAGAAGTGGTTAACGTAATTTTGAACTTCGGTGGCAATCTCGTAAATCTTACCCGTCATCAACTCAACGTCGTTGGTATCAATATCAGGAAAACGATTCTTCACGAGTGGTAAACACGAAACAAACACAGAGTCAGTATCAACGTATTGAACATAGTCAAGGTCATCTGTTTTCAATTCTTTGTTGTACTTCATATTGATTGCAGCTTCGGTCTTCTTGATAACGGTTTGACCTGAAAGAGTTACGGCTTCGGCATTATCAATATCGTAGAAACGAAACGCTGGTAGACCTAACACACCGTACAGAGAGTTCAGAAGAATCTTTTGAACCAACTGACGCTTCTTATAGAACTCATACTTTTCATTGTCTCCTTCTTTACCCCACTTCTTCATCGCGTCTTTGTATTCAACACGTTTGTCAAACCATTCGTTTAGGATAGCTGGGATAAGACCAACAATGTCTGTGTTATACATCACACCATTAGATGCAACGGTGTACTTATACTTTTCCAAGAACTTTACCAACTTTTCTTTACTTACCGTCTCACCATTTACAATGTACTCATCCTTTTGACCACGAATAAATTCATCAGCATCCCAATCCATAATCTTTGCCACCTTTGTTTCAGGTGAGATGTTCAAGGTCATAATGATAGACGGGTACAGAGATGTCAAGTCCAAGTCGTACATCCATTCATACTTACCAGGTATCGGGTCTTTCACGAAAGCTCCGATGAAACCTTGTTCACCCGATTCCTTCAACTCTTCCATCTTCTCACGTCGGTCAGCTGGTTTGTTTGGAGCAACAATGTTTCCTGCTCGTTTGAGATACGTTAGAAGAGCACCTTCAAGATACTTTGATGAATATACGAAGTCCTCATACGGAACGTGACCAACGTGGCAAATAGCTCGAAGTAGGTCAATGTACTGTAACTTCTTATCCAATTCAAGGATAAGTTCAACGTCGGTAATGTTATATTCAATGAAGGTTTCAATATCGTTTTCCATCAAAGCATCAAGATTTCCTTCATACTCAATCTTACCACGTCCTAATTCTTTCATAGAGATTGCATTCAAAGCATACGATGGAAGTTCACCATAGAAGAACTTTTTGTACACAACCATGTAATCCAACATAGAAGTACCAGCGATAGAGTATCGGTTTCTGTATGGAGAGTAATACATCTCACCAATAGTTGAAAGTTGGTTTGCCACTTTCTTACCCAACACCCTCTTGATACGATTGTAAAGATACGGAACGTCGAAGTTGTCAACGTTCCAACCTGTCATGACGTGTGGACGGATTGTCTGAATTGCATCAATAAACTTTAGAAGAAGGTCTTTCTCATTCTGACAAGAAACAATATGACGGTTACCGATTGTCTTGCTCTCTACCCTCTTTCTTTTGTCGAGGATGAGAACCGTATATTCACTTGTAGCAGAGTCATGATACGCAATAGAAGTAACTTCATTGTTTCCTAACTGCGGGTCAGGAGTTCCCGTAATCATCTCAACCTCAATGTCAAACGCCATCGTTACGATACCTTCAGACGGCATATCCGAGTCACCATACATATCAACAAGAATACGAGTTGTCTCAGGAACATCGGACTCAAATAGATTCGGGTCATTCTTTACAAACGATGTCACACGAGAAAGTTTATCACCGTGAAGTGATTGATACTTTCCGTTCGGGTCTTTCTTGTACGCATAAGGTGTATAGTTGAAGTGAGTGAGACCCTTCTTGTCATCCCACACCCATGCTTCATTCGTCGTTGTCTTTACGAAAATATTTTGATACATAACTTCCTTTTATAGTTCCTTTCAATATAAGAAGAATCTTACTTATATCCAAAATGTGTGTCAATAGAAAACGTAAATTGTGGAATACCAATCTTCGTCGCTACCTTTGATTCAATCGCCTCATCTCCATTCAAATACCAATCCGAAAAGTTATTCTTCTTCAACTGTTCAAACAACCATCCCTTTGGTTTTCCAATATTCTTTGAGACTTCTTCAAAGATAAACTTCTCTAACCGTTCAGATTCTTTTGCATCGGTTTTCATATCATCGGGATTTCCAAATGACCCAGCCGAAACACGATGAAACATAATACGAGACCTCTTACCAACGAATCTCTTATCTCCCATTCCAAAAAGAAGAGCCCCACAGGACATTGCCTTACCACAAGCAATTGTTACAATCTCTACCCCGTTGTCTCTAAACGATTGAAAGTAATCTAACATTCCAACAAGAGAGTCAACATACCCACCATATGAGTCAATGAAGATAGGAAGTATTTTCTGTCCTGTTGTCAAAGCCCTATCACAGTCGGCATAAAGTGACTTCGCGGACTCTTCGTTGAACTCACCAATAACCTTTACAATTACAGGAAGAGTAATGTTGTTTTCTAAATCTTTTTGTCTAATATGTGGGGAGTTTATTTCAATCCTCATGTTCATCCTCATAATCTAAAAAAACTAATGTTGTTTCGTGTGTCTTACAAAGAAACTTGTAATCCCAATTGCGACGGAACGTGAATCCCGCCCCAGGTGCCCGATTGACCGTAATCAATTTATCGTGAAGTGTAAAACCGCAATTCCCTGCCATACCTTGAAAGAAAGAATCCATATCGAGTAGACCCCTCTCTCCACGTCTAACTGTTCCTACCGTGAAGATAATGGGATGAAATCTTTTTTCCTTGTAGTTTGATTTCTTTACCATACCCTTTAGGTTTTGAAACATTTCTCCGATACGGTCTTCAAATTGAATGTCAGAGAGGTGTGAGAGGTCGCCATCACCCCCCGAATATTTTTCTATGTTGTAATACGGAGGACACGTAAAAATCGCATCAAACGTTTGATTGGGGAAGACTTCGTGGGGACGAGTTCCGTCTCCAACTTTGATTTCCCATTTTTGGTTTCCGAAATTCTTTTCTTCAATCTTGCGGATATTGTCCTGTACCGTGCCGATGCAAACATCAATCCCATAATAATTCCTTCCTAAACGAAGAGACATAAGTGAACGGGTGCCTCGTCCCGCGAATGGGTCTAGAATATCTTGACCTTCTTCTGTGTAGTATTTCAAAATGAATTCTGCTTGTGTTGGGTTGTAGATTGAGTATCTCATGTTTTTTGCGTACCCACCACCACGAGGGGTTGCTGTTCCGCCGTTTACGATTCCTACGGAGTCGGTATCGTCGATAAAGTCCATGAGTTCGGGGGATTTATCGAATTGCATGACAGAGGTCGGTATGCCACCAAAATATTTCTTGAAAAAGATTTCTTCTTTCTCTTCTTCAGTTAAATCAAAAAACTTATTTAGAGACATATATCAATCTTCAGCCATGAATGAATATCCACTTTGACGGTAATTCGGTAGAGTATTGAACGTTTCAATGAAATTTGTTTGAGTGTATGGCGTGAAGTTACTTCCGTCAATGACGACATAGTTTCCCGCGTACACTCGTTTGTTGTTTGGTAATGTTATTGAAAACTTTTCTTTGTCCATAAAATCCGTCTGATAATGTAAACCAAACTTCCTACAAAATTCTTTGGCGGATTGTTCACTACCATCAAATAGATAAGCAAAGAACTTTGTTTTCTTTAGTTCTACTTGTATAAGTTCCATTGGCACACTCCTTTATTTACCCATAACTTGTCTAATTCTTTCAATGTTATTCTTTATCCATTGACCGAGATAACGTTTACCGTCCTTCGGCCATACCCACGGTCCATAACCGACTTCCTTTTCATTTGGAATAGTCATGTCTTCTAACAAATCGACATCGTTATGTGTGGATTTTAGAATTTGTTTTGTTTTGTTACGAACCTTTTTGTGCCAAATCTTTTTACCTGGCTTATCCGAATCTGCACTCGTGTTTCCTGATACTGGTGTTTTCTTATAACTTCTACTCATATAAACCTCCATGTAAAGAAATGGTAATTCAAAACTGACTACCTCTAATCATAATTATTGTTGAACACTTGGGAGACCTCTGTTGAATAGAAGAAACTTCTTGGGACTATCTATCATGGCGTGTGGTTCCGTTATATTCGCCAACAATTTACTTGGTAATATACTCAATTCTACCGATACTTCCAAACCATTTTTTACTGCAACTTGGATAGGTCACTCCACAGTTTTGTTGAATATAGATGGGACAACTATACTCACCGACCCAGTTATGTTCAATCGAATTGGAGTATACGTTCTCGGAACTACAATCGGAATACCAAGATATACCAAACCAGCAATTCCAATTGAACAACTACCAAAGATTGACATTGTTCTCATATCTCATGCCCACATAGACCACATGGATTTAGAAACTCTAAATTGGCTAACGGAACATAATCCAAAAGGAATTCATTGTATCACTGCAAAGAATACATCAGACATAATCAATGACTTGGAATGGAAGTCTCTAACAGAGTTAGATTGGAATGACTCAATCTGTATAAACAATGTAACCATAACAGGAAAACAAGTTCTTCACAATGGTTGGAGATTACCGGGTGAGAAATGTAGACGAGATGGTCATATAAAAACGGGTAGAAGTTATAACGGATATGTCATAGAACGAAATGGTTTGAAGATTGCATTTGGTGGAGATACCGCATACACAAAATCATTTCAGGAATTTGGAAATACAGATGTGTCAATTATGCCAATCGGTGCATATCAAGGTTATTCGGATAATCATTGTACACCAGAAGAAGCACTTCAAATGACAAAGATGATGAAGTCACCAGTCATTTTACCGATTCATTTTGGAACATTCCATCAAAGTTCAGAACCAATATGGGAACCAATACATCGTTTGATGAAGTACACCGATGGTATTGAAATAGTTGGAACGAAGATAGGTTATAGATTCAAAATCTAAACTTGAATCTCTCTCCAATCAGAATTGGCAATATGAGTCATTGCCCACTTACCATTTATGTTTGCCACTTCATAATAGTTTTGAATGTCTTTTTCTTTTGACTTCAATTCATTTAGTTCAATATACGAAAAAACTCGGTCAATACCAATACCACCTTTAGGAATAAATTGGATTGTTTGTTGTTCGTATTCTCGTGACCACCTTGATAAGTCATATCCAAGTTTACCCGTTTCCTTCAAATCAACAACGAAGAACTTATCATATCCACTGCTTGAAAGGACTACGAAACCGTATCTGTTTATTTCGATTCTTGCTTGAAGTTGTTTGTTTCGTTGTTTGTTTTCGTGTGGTGTATACTTGTGATTATATGCAGTAATCAATCCACATTCATGTTCATAACTTTTCATTCTCTCTAAACCTTTCCCATATTCCTTTTAGAATAGCTGATAGAAAGTACCAACCCGTCCAAATACCTACGATAAGGGAGATGGTGGCTCCTCCTAACGAAAATATAAGGACGGGTAACGGCAAAACTTCTATTGACATTCTGTTATTTAGAAACCACCAAAGAACGTATATCCAGTGACTTCCTCAACCTTTTGAAGTGGAACAACATACGACTTCCAATCTAACTTACGAATACCGTTGATATTTGGCATAAGAACCGCAATCTTTTCTAACTTACCATCAGGTTTCTTTACCAACATAACTTTGAACACCCATTGTGGAACAGGAAACATTTTTGTTTTCTTGTTCAGATATTCTACCTTATCCTTTTCATATACAGGACCAACTACAATCCAAAACTCATAAGTTGAATCCTTACACATCTTTTCAACCCATCTTTCACAATCCAACCACGGCCCACGATTCAATTCAGGTCTTTGTGGAAAGACGTTTGACATAACGAATGTTTGACGGTTAGCCTCATTCGTACAAGTTCTTTCTTCCGAACGAACCGCGTGTCCTTTATCAAATCCTGAATTTTCAAAATCAGTATTTGTTGGACGTGGTAAATCTATCGGAAGGAGTGAGTCCTTGAAAAATGGTCCATGAAATCTTGGAACTGGTCCGAAGTCATCTTTACCAAGTCGATGTAAAACCCAGTTTGCAAATCCTGTGGTTCTGTTGAATGAGTAAACAAACTCGGAACGTTTGATGATGATTGCACTTTCAAACTTTGCCGGTTGTCCATATTTCTCGTGAGAGCCTCGTTGTGCATACGATGAGACAAAAGATAATGTAAATAGTAACGAAACTAATCCTGTTCTGAAAACTCTAATCATTCGATTCTCCAATTGTGGTTAGATACCTGTTGAACCGAAACCTCCCTCATTCCTATCTGTTACTGAGAGCTCTTCTACTTCTTCCAAATAAATAGTTGGATATGGAATAATAATGAGTTGACCAATCTTATCACCGACCTTATAAAAGCTAAATGACTTATTGAATCTCAACATCAATTCTCCCCTATATCCAGAATCAATAACACCGACTGCATTCTTTAGGTAGAAGTTTTCTAACTTTGAAACAGAAGAACGTGGGAAGATAAGACCAACATAACCTTTTGGAATTTCAACCGCAATACCGGTTCCGTATTCAATATATGGAACACCAAGATTTTCAGTCACGGTTATAGCAGTTAAATCTAAACCAGCATCACCATCCTTTGCATACGTTGGAGTAACGGCATCGGGATGCAACTTCTTGAATCTTACTTTTAGTCTGTTATCGGATTCACCGACTTCAAACTTTACACCATCGGGGGTTGTCCATACGTTAGATGAGTTCATACTTACCTCACTTGATTGCTTGTTCATAGACTGCCTTTGATTGAATACCGACGAAACGTGATGTTTCTACTCCGTTCTTTTGAACGATAACTACCGGAATGGAACGAATACCATTCGCCTGAGCATCGGCTGGATTTGAATCAACGTCAACGATTTGATAGTTGACTCCCGGATTTTGTGCAGCAATTTCTTGCATGATTGGTTTGAGTGCTCGGCATGGACCACACCAAGCGGCTGTATAATGTTTGATTGTTGTCATCGTACTTCCTTGAATTCTAGTTCTGAAAGAGAGTGAGTTATTTGTTCTTCATTATTTGTTACGTGTGATTCATGGTAGTGACCGTGATACCACGTAAAGTTTGGATTCGTTTTTAGTACGTCTTCGTAAAGTGATTTCATCACAAATTGACTATGGTATAAATCTTCAATCAGATATTCATCCACATCTGCAAAGTAATTTACCGTGTTTGAATTTGTGATACTATAAGGTGAACAAGGATGATAAACATCGTGGGTAAACAAAATATCAATCTTATTTACTATGTACCGAACTGGTTTTGGTTCGTATGTTTCACCACACCAATAATCAATACCTTGACGGCGACGTGTTCGGTCAACAGAAATTGCACCACCTGCAAAATAACAAACCTTATCTTCAATGATTCGGATATAATCATTGGGAACAAAATCTATGTTTGAGAAGTGGAAACTTGTTCCCCAATCCCAAAATGCAGGATTATCGTGATTACCACGAATAACATACAACATAGAGTCTGTTTTTTTCAGGAGTTCATTGATGGGTTCAAGTTTTTTCCAGTCTTGAAATGGCTGGTCAAATCCGAGACCAAAGTCACCGACTTGAACAAAGTTTACACCCGTGTTCCCTTCCAAGATTTCTTGTATCTTGGAAATGAGTTGGTCAAATTTTCCGTGAACATCACCGATGGCGATAATCATTTTCGTAACCTTTTATTTTCTGATTCTGTAATATACGAATAAGTTAGACCATATACAAATATGGTTTCCACTTTTCGTGGAGTTTTGTTTCTTCTGTTAGAAAGATAAGATGGTTAGGTTGTTTTGGTTGTGTCTTCAATTTCAAACCAACATCCTCTGGCATCTTGTTATCCTTTTTATTGTTACATGAGTGACAGGCAGTCACTACGTTATCCCATGTTGTTTTACCACCACGAGAACGAGGAATAACATGGTCAACGGTTAGGTTTTCTTTTGAACCACAATATACACAAGTGTTCTTATCACGTTTGAAAAGATTTCGTCTGTTCAATTCAACACGTCTGAACGGATTGTACCTTACGTTATTCTTCAATCTGATAACTACGGGCATTGGGTATTGTGTACTTGGAGAATGAAGAACTTGGTCACTAACTTCAACCATCTCAACTTTATTACGCCATGTAAGAGTTACCGCTTTTTTGACTGTGGTAACTGTAATTGGTTGGTATGATTGATTTAGAACTAGAACCTTTTTGTTTGACTTCATGAAACTCTCCAAATAAGATATAGGACTTTACGATAAATATAGAGTGGGGAGAATACCGTCAGCATCCTCCCCACCATTACCAAGAGCTATCGTTCGTGTAACTATTACATAGTGACGACGATACTTCCCTTCTGAACATCAGCTGACATATTCTTCCGCTTCGACTTCACACCGAGTTCACGGACAGCCGTCTTTGCAACACGGATGCGACCATCGAGTTCCACCGAATAACGAGCGGAGTCAACAGACTTCGCAGTCTTTGCGGCAGACTGAATACGGAACGAATTTTGTCCTTCAGCAACAACAGCAATCTTTTGACCAGGACGGAATCCTGCACCACGAGAAGCTTCACGAGAAAGACGAATACGACCAGCAGCATCAACAGTAATCATAAAAACACCTACAAAAAATAAAAATAAATTGGGTTATAGAAAATCGGTTTATCCGATTAGTTTAGTTTGTTTGTCCAAACGATGTAGACGACGTAATAGATGAGAGCAGATAGGATATACGAAGCAATAGAAGCTACGTGTGTCCATCCAAAGTTAGAGACCATCGTAACCCAAACCGCAGTTTGCATAGCGGTTGCGATAATCAAAAATAGTTGGCGGACAAAAGAATCTTTATCACGCATCTTGTTCATCAACATAATCTTGTTCCAAAAGTTGTTTTACCTTACGATACGATACCGACTTCACTTTCCTAATATCGGCATTGTTGTCCTCAATCCACTTGTCAATAGGGTCGATGTAATCTTCGTCGAACATATCCAAGTAATCCATTGTTTTTCCTTTTGTGTTTTGAAGTAATACTAACTTACGAAATTATTTTGACAATTCCAAATACTTTTTTTAGAAAGTTCGGATAGTTTCAAGACGGGTGGTATACTTTGCCTGCTCTCCAAGAGTTTCATTCACAATATCGTGAATGGCTTGAACAGACTTTGTATCACGTCCACCAATGTGCCAGTCCGTAACATCACCGATAGGTTGACGTTCCTTCCAATCGTAGATTGTAAACACCGTACCGTCTGATGTCTTACCTTCCCATTCCGCACGAGTCTTGTAGCCATCACCACCAATCGGTTCACCGAACACCTCACAAAGTGTATCGTAGGAACAAGTAATAAATCCCTGAAGAGAAGTTCCGTTTACGTCTACGTTCTTTGATGTGAATGTTGTCTTCGTCATTATGTTAGTCCTCAATTTTTGTTTGTTTGAATTTACGGCAAATAATTCTTGCCACCTTCTTCTTCTTGTCTTCTACCACCTTCGTCTTGTACCGACCGTCATAAACACCAGCTTCTACTTGTGCCTGACGTTTTCGGGATTCGGTAGTCCCTGCATCTGTCATGAGTTTTTCTCCTTGATTTCTCTGATGTGTCTACATTCTTTGTTTCTATGATAAGTATTGGCAGGACAAGAACATCCCCAATACCCATTGTTGAAACGAACCGTGTAAAACGAACCCTTCTTTGAAGATTCAACTTGCCAAGACTTATCTTGGATTGATTCATTGAGAGGTTGTCCATTTGGTGTCCACTTTTCCCATCGAGCGACTGCATCTTCCAATGTGAAGTCTTCGTCAACTTGAAACCAACCTGAACCTGAATAGACTGCGAATCTTGTTCCGTCTGAACAATTGATTACCGTTGGTGGATAAAGTGAAACGATTTTTTCGGGAAGTTCATTCATTCTTTTACTCCAATTACCAAGATGAAGAATAATAATAGTCAACCCATGAGTCGGGATTCTTTGCATCCTCGTCCATCTCTGTAAGAACATCGGAAACAATTTGTTTTGTCAATTCCAAATCTTCCCAATACCAAGAATCAATGTTGGTTGAACCAAAAAAGAAACCTTCTGTTGGTTGAAGATTCTCTTCAATTACCGAAGATTCTTCGGGAGTTCCCTTTGCATTTAGAACAAGGTTTATAGTTTCGAGAAGATTCTCAAAGTCCTGACGTGAGACACTATATTCTCTACAATCATCTTCACCGTTCTGAACATTATCAACAAACCAATTATGAATTTGGTTTGCCTTACGCCAATAACCTACGTGTTCTGAAATTGAACGTACTCGGTTAAAATTGATATTGACAGGTGAACCCTTGATTGTAATATCAATCTTACCAGATACACCACGATGTTCGTAATTCGCACCAATATATGTCTTTTTGGTGAGATACATATCGAGACCCATTGTCTTGTCCTTGAAGTGTTAGAAAACTTGATATACAAAACTACGGAGGTTTGAGGACATTTCCAAACAAAAAATGTAGGTGTGGATAACTTTTTAAGTCCTTATAAATCAAGGACTTACGAAGGGTGGGAGTTTCTGTCTCCGTAAGTCCTTGAAAATAAAGGAGTTAGTAAGTCGTTGATTTATAAGGACTTACGTTGATGCGGAGGGTGACAGAGTTGAACTGCCTCGTGTTTGACCACGGCTACGGTTTAGCAAACCGACCCCTTACCGTTCGGGCAACCCTCCAATGTGTTATCGTTCTTCTGTTTAGTTTATCAATCGTTTAGTAATTCTTTTTGAAGTTTCTTTACTCGTCCTGAAATGGCTTCATCATCTCTTGTTGTACCCAATCTTTCTCGTTCCAATCGGTCAAGACGGTAAATCAACTTATCAAGACGGGAATCGAGGTTGGAATTCAATGCCCGAATTTCACGCCAAAGTGTTTCGTTCTCCATTGTTGCAATCGTCTTGTTTTCTTCAATCGTTCTGTATGAATTTTCAAAATTCAAATTGAAAGAACCATTGATTTCTTGTATTTCTTTGTTCATTTTGTACACCCTGAATAAATTGTAAACGGTAACCGCAAGCATCCCCACGACCACCACAAACGAAATACCCAGACTGAATGATGTTATATCCATAATAGTCTCCTTATTTCAAAGAACGATAACACGTAAGCACACCCGATTGGATTTGAACCAATGGCCCACAGATTAGAAGTCTGTTGCTCTATCCAACTGAGCTACGGGTGCGTTTGATTTTGTATGGTGGGTAGGATTTGAACCTACATAAGACGGCATATAAGACCGTTGCCTTGACCAGTCGAGCCACCACCACATTTGATTGTACCACCGGTGGGACTCGAACCCACACACCCATACGGATAAAGCATTTTAAGTGCTTTGCGTCTGCCATTTCGCCACGGCGGCAATTGTGATTTCGGTGGGGCTCGAACCCACGACCCACAGATTAAAAGTCTGTTGCTCTACCGACTGAGCTACGAAATCGTTGTTTTGTTTTAGTGGGCCTCCCCGGACTTGAACCGAGAACCTACGCATTATGAGTGCGGTGCTCTAACCATTGAGCTAGAAGCCCATTCATATTACCAATCGTCTTACCTCATCCAATCATCGTCAACTTCTTGAATACCGTGTGCAGATTCCCATCGTTCCCACTCATCGTAATCAACTTCTTCTTGGGCTTCAATTTCTGCCTTTAGGACTTCTTCGGGGTCATCAAAGATGAACATCGTATTCATAAATCCCTCGGCATCATCAGTCACCAAACTCGGTTCACCATTTGCATCTGCAATAGAACCCGTGAAGTCTGTGAGAACAGAGTAAACCTTGTGGTCAAAGATGAGAAGATTCTCTACACCACCATTCGACTCTTGTTCACCAGTGAAAGGATTTTGGTCAATCGTATAATGTTGAACCAACTTGCCCTGTTCAAAAACTTGTTTGTTTGTAATCATGTTCATGTTCCGTGATTGTGTTATACAATAATACGAAAAATTTTTGACAATTCCAAATACTTTTTTAGATACCACGTTTATTCATATGATTCACGGTCGATTTGGATAGCCACACCGAATCGTGGAATACCATCGGGAGTTTCTTGGAAATACTTGATAGTAGCCGTCTTACCAATCAACTTCTTACGGTTCTCCAATACCGAACGAACCCATTGACGTGAACCACGAAGTGTTGCACCGAATGTACGACCATCACCAAGTTCAAGAATCAAATTACCAGCAGTACCTGCACGGTTTCCCTTACCTTCTTCAACATCAACAATAGTAAACTCACCATCGTAAAAGTCCTTCTTCTTCAAAAGTTGCTTTGAACGTTTGTTCTCATACGGTGCAATATCTACACGAATGATTGAACCTTCGTAACCTTCTTCGAGGAATTGTTCGTGGTACTTTTGGATGTCTTCTTCTGAATGAACTTGGTATGTAGGTACAACCTTTATCATCTTGTTCTTCAAGGACTTTACCACCTTCTTCAATTCAGCATACCGTTCAGAGAATACACCATCGTGTTCAGGTAAATCGTATGCCCAAAACTCCATAATAGATTGACATTCTTCAATATCTTCTTCCGTTGGTTTTGTCTTCTTCACGAGTGAAACAATCTTGTTGAAGTCATCACTATAATCGTGTGCGTACAATTCACCGTCGAGAATCGTAACATCTTGTGTCAAGTGGTCAACCGTAACAAACGGCTTACCATTACGTGACATCATCGTACCATCAGAATTGATACAACGGAGACCGTCCAACTTTGGTTGAATAAAGGTAGGATTGACAAAACATAGGTCTGAATACTTCTCATACTTTTGTGCCAACATTGGTTCAAAAAACTTCTTTGTCTTTGTGAGTTTCTCATTGTAACCCTTGTCTAACTTCTTTTGGAATTTTGATTGTGCTTCACGGAGAGCTTGTTCGGATGCGGTTGTTTCATTAGAACGACCGATGTTCTTACCGATACAAACCGTTGGTTCCGACTTTGTTAGTTTACCACCCTTGACACCTTCGATAGTCCAAAACTTGTTGTTATGAACTTCGATAGTCCACTCTTGAACAAGACCACGAGAATCGTACTTGTAAACCGTTGGGAATGTTGTTTTGTTAGCCACGACGAAACCTTGATGTATGTGAATTTTCAGACAATACAAACCTACGGAATTTTTCTGTAATTTCCAAACGATGTGGATAACTTTTTAAGTCCTTGAAAATAAAGGACTTACTTCTTGTAGAGAATGTTGTTTATGGAAAAAGCCATACGTCCAAAGTTAGTTTCTGGGATAAGAGACCCTTCAAACATGAATGGAGTTGGATTACCACCACGAAGATTTGAGTATGCTTGAGCAATCTTGCCGATTGAGAAGTCTGTTCCAATCTTTGTTGAATCACCGTTCTTGAAGTAAAGATGAACACCTTCACCTTGAAGTCCGATAATTACGGCATCTTGATTGAACTTCTTTGCAATATCTACACACATCTTTGTAAACTCTTCACGAGGAGTTGATTCAGGACGAACAAAAAGAACACTTTCTTCTGTAATATCTTGGAGTTGTTCAGGACTTGCATCCTTCCAATCTGTTCCATCAGGAGCTTCTTGCCAATGTCCTACCAACATATAACCGCCCATTTTCTTACCTTGTAACATATTGAATAGTTCCTTGTTACGTTGGCGATTTTGCTTCTTTGTGAAATTTGAGCGGAACGCGGTAGCAATACAAAAATCCTTGTTTTGCACCATTGATACAAGACGTGATAAACTGGCTTCACTAATTGTTCCGAACTCTGTTAGAGATTCTGATACTATATCCTTCAACTTCATTTTGGGCTCCGTAATTGTTGTAGATTCACTCTACTATAAATATAAGAAAAAATTATTGTAATTCCAACCACTTTCTTAAATCTACCGTTGGTTTCCAATGTAGATGAGTTTGAATCTTGGTTACATCAGCAAGAGTTTCCCAAGCTTCACCTTCTCGTTTAGAGACAAATGTAATATCATTACCAATCATTCTTGCCAATTCAATTACAGAATGATTTGTACCCGTTCCAACATTTATTATCTCACCGACGATTTTCGTATTCTCTAAATCGGAAGCGAGAATATTTGCCTGAACTATGTCTGATACGTGTGTGAAGTCTCTTCTTTGTTCACCCGTCCCAACAACAGTCATAGATTCTCCATTCCTAACTTGTTTCAGGAATCTACCAACAACAGGAGCATATTGTCCTTTTGTTGGTTCACGTTCACCGTAAACATTGAAGTATCTAAAGATTATCGTTTCTAATCCCCACATAGTATAATATAACTTACAGAGGTCTTCACCTGATTTCTTTGAAGCACAATATGAATTCAAACAATCTGTTGTCATATCTTCACGAAGTGGTGGTGTATTTTTTAGACCATAAGTAGAAGATGTAGAAGAATAAATAACACGTTTGATATTGTGTGTTCGTGAAGCTTCAAGAACATTACACGTACCGAGAACGTTTACTTCCACGGCCAGTCTTGGGTTGTTTATAATTGGTTGTATTCTAGCTTCTGCCGCAAGATGATATACAATGTAGACACCTTCAAAAAGTGGAAGTATAGATTGAAAATCTCGGATGTCAATATGATGATAGGTTGCTTTATCGTTGAAGTAAAATTGTTCATTTGATTCAGCCGATAAATTATCTATGACAATAACTTCATGTCCTTCATCAATAAGACGGTCAACCAAATTACTCCCAATAAAACCACAACCACCTGTAACCAAATATCTCATAACTTCTCCTATATTAGATTGTACAGCATACGGGAATCGAACCCGTGTTACCGCCGTGAAAGGGCGGTGTCCTAACCGCTAGACGAATGCTGCGTTATTACTTTTTCTTCCAACCATTCTTATTAGCATACTTCGATATTATACTCGATGCCATTTTCTTCGATAAATGCTGGATAAGTTCCTGTTGGTACATATTATATTTACGAATAACTCTCTTTTGTGCCTTTGTTGCTTTTACAAAAGTGTTTTTTACTTCTTTCCACCGTTCGATGTCTCGTTGAGAACGAGCCCTATCTTTTAGATTTTGTTTTTCATAATCCATCTTTGCCATAAAAACTCCGTATTAATTGGAGCGGAAGACGAGGCTCGAACTCGCAACCAACAGCTTGGAAGGCTGTGACTCTACCATTGAGTTACTTCCGCAATGTACCCGAAGAGGGACTTGAACCCCCATGCCTTACGGCACCGCATCCTAAGTGCGGCGTGACTGCCAATTCCACCATTCGGGCATTTGGCGGAAGAAGAGGGACTCGAACCCCCACAACCTTTCGGTCGGCTGTTTTCAAGACAGCTGCAATACCATTATGCGATTCTTCCGTTTTTTACTCTGTTGTGGAGACAGGGCTCGAACCTGTACTTTTCTCGTTCAAAGCGAGATGCCTTACCAATTTGGCCACTCCACAATGTGTAGGGGATGCGGGATTTGAACCCACGACCTCTCGCTCCCAAAGCGAGCGCTATACCGGACTAAGCCAATCCCCTATAACCGTCATCTTACAAACCCATCAATCTTATCATACATCTTCTTTGTTTTCCAACCGTAGTTGAATACAAACCAACCTGCAACTTCCTTTGCAATATACTTTGGTTCACGGAACGTCTTTACATATTCGTCAATAAACCACTTTGTAAATGCAACATCCTCTTCAAGAGTCCATTCACGCTTAGTAAACCAATAAGGTTGTTGTGCAAACTCTTCATCATATCCTTCAAATCCAACACGACGGAACATTTCGTCAAGTGCTTTCATTTGAAATTCATCAAGTTTCTTTTGTTTTCTTGGTGTCATTTTTTCTATCTGTTGAATTGATTGAGTACAAGTATACGAAAAAAATCTGACATTTCCAAATAAAAAAGTCTCACACCAAGAAAATGTGAGACTTTTTGAACTGGTGTGTAATTTTCTTAAAGTGCCGAATAAATAGCGGCATATTCTTTCACATTGAATCTTTGTTTTGCCTTGGCTAACATCTCTGTCATCAATTCATTTTCATACTGTTGAATACCATAAGGCATTGTTCCAGCAATCTTTCTGATTTCAGCAGTGTGGTCAAGTATCTTTGAATACTTTTGTTCTGCTAGAAGTTTAGCGAGTTCAAATAAAGCCTCTGAACGATTTGCTTTCTTTGTGGCTTCTCTCATTCTCTTCACAGAGTTTTCAACCTTTTGGCTAATCTTTTCTTCGGCTTCCCGAAGTGATTGAAGTGTTTGAGATGCCTCACTAAGTAATTGTTTTCTTGATGATAGTTTCATATTGTTTACCTAATTCATTTTCAAATTTAGTCTTCTAACCAATCTGCATATTTTGCGAATATACGTTTCCAATTTTTATTCAAAGCCGGTTTACTTGAAATAGTTGATTTTACAACAGCAATAATAAAGTTTTTCTTTGCAATAGAAGACCAAGTTTTTCTACGAATCAAAAGAAGAGGAGCAACTTCTGGGTATTCTTGTCTCAACAATTCAATAACTGATTCATTCAGCGCCCACTCTAAAATGTCTCCACCATCTGCTCTTGAATAAAGAAACACAATATCTTTACCACCTTGTCTTACTCTTGGAATACCATTCAAATCGGATGGTTTCTTTAGATAAAGTTCTGATATTCGTGGATAATGTTTTTTCACACTTGCATTATACATATCAAAAATCTTCTTTAGATTTGCAGTATCAGTTATGAAAATTGATTCCAAGAAATCCGCAATATGTTGAGCCGTGATTTGTTTTCCTTCTAATGACTTTTCGCCGGCTGAAATAGAAGAAGCATTTGAAGAGAATTCTTGAAGTTGTTTCTTTACAAGTTTAGCCAACACCATTAGTTTGTTTGCATATTGAACATTCTTTTCACAGTCAATCAATGCTTGTTTCAATTCATCTTCAGATAGGTTTGTAGGACGAGAATCCATTATTCTATCCCAATCCTTTGAAATATTGAACGAACTAAAATTACCCAAATTACTAAGTCTCCAACGAGTTATTTTATCAATAATTGAAAAGTCCACTGCTTCATTCAAAGATTTTTTCTTCTTTGAGTCACGCAGAGACTCCAACATCGTTGATGCTTCTTTGAGTAATTGTTTTCTTGATGATAACTTCATTCTACACCCCGTTTATATTAGTCCCACCAAACACGGAATGTGCCGTCTGACTCTTTTGATATTTCGTCTGCCTTTAGAGCTGACTTACTTGGCTTTGTTCCCTTGACATAAATACAAGGACTATACTCTCTAGCAAATTGAATTTGAGCATCATCTGGAAGCTTTGCGAGAACTTCTGCATTGAACTCATTATATCCTTCTGGCATACCAGCTTTTACAAGTTTGACTGCATCTGCCTTCTTGACAAAGTTTGTTTCTCTCCAGAACATTTGTGAACCACCATAAGCAGACTTCAACTTCTTTGGGTCATTACCAATACCGATTGGCTTTGGTGCCGGCATACCCATGTAATCCCACTTCGTTGGTTTTCTACCTGCTGCATATGCGGCATTTATAAATTTTGATGCTCTCTTCCAAGAATCTTCTGATGGTGCCTCATTCATTTGTTGGACACCTTCTGATAGAAGTCCTGCTAATTTTTTCATTCTAATTGAATCCATCGTATACTCCAAAAAAAAATAGTATGGTTATATCCTATAAATATGGTTCAGGTTTTGTTTTCTTACGGGAAAGTAAGAAATAAAATCCAAAAAATAACAGCGCAACCCCATAGAAGATAACGTCTGTAATGAAGTAACTTCCTGTAAGTTTTGTAGTGAAAGCAAAGGCCGCATCGAATCCAAGAGGATTGAAGAATGTTCCTAAAACCAAACAAGTTTTTGCGAGGTTGTCTCGTAGTTTTTGTCTTTTTACTATTGCCATCCGAACTTCCCATGTATTTACCTTGTTGTGGGCAATCTGTTATTTACAACTATAAATATGAGACAACTGGTAACTTCGTCCAACCATCCATTTGAGTAATGTCCATCGTTATCCCCCAATAACGAACGAAACAATGTTCAGCTATAACAATGACTTCTGAAATGAGTACCTCATCTCCACGTCTAAAAATAATCTTCTTACCCTTCAGATGTTTCGGTTGAACTATCTTCGGGTCTACCTCGTTCTCTAATCGCAACATTCTTATTTCCCCTCTCGTGTTTAGGTTCAAAAACACAGTGTTTGCAACCACTGCCACAACAAAAACCACGGCGAAGGTGATACGATTCTGTAAACACCTTCTTACCGTGGTCATTTATGTAATAATCTTCCTCTTTCATTTGCTTTACTTGGATTCTTTGCCTTCAGACACAGATGCCTTGTTGTAAGGTGTAATCAACTTCTTAATTGCACCCAACGCCTTACGAGCGTCTCCTGCACCTTTCTTGAACTTTGAATTGTGTCCGACGGTAAACTCATTGAACAGATTTGTAATTTGTTCGTATAGTTCTTGCTTTGTCATAACGTTCTCCTGTTTGTATAATAGTCGGGATTAGTTCCCTGTTAGATAAATAGGTTATGATTGTATTTCATGTTCCCATTTGAAAAAATTTCCTTCGATTCCGTTTTTGTATTGTTTACCATAAAGATGTAGTCTGAATCCACTAGGGTCTATGTTGAATATTTTCCCCCATTCTGTTGCGGTTTTTCTTTGTCCAATATATTCACCAATAATACATATGGCATACCCTTTGAATTTTGGATTTTTTTCCCCCACACATACACCACGTTCTTTACGAGTTTGATTCGCCTTTTCAATACTTTCTCGTGATACTTTTTTGCCTTTGTGCTTCTCGCCTATTTTTCTTTTAGTGTCTTCCGTGTGTTTCCGACCAAATGCAGCATGGTTTTTACCCGTTTTACCAAACCAATAATTATTTTCACCAGACTTTTTTCCAATGTTATTTTCTGATATTTTTCTACGAGTTTCCGGTGAATGTTGTTTTCCCCACATGACATTACCTTCACCACTTCTGGATTCACTCATTTTTTTTCTACTCATTTCACTATGATTTCTTCCAGAAAATAGCGCACCACCAGTTGAAAAATTATTTGCATTGTAGAATATTGGATCATTACCAGCATCATAATAATTTAACCAATATTCTTCTCTTTCTATCAATTCTTCTTTGGATGAACACGATTCAATTATTTTCTTCTCGAAATTATGTTTACCATATTTTCTGATTGCTCGCTTCAAGAAAAGTCCAGATCCAAGATATTTTGGATTATTTTTACTATCTCTACCAATATACTTCTTACCATTGATGAGATTCGTAGTCATATAAATAACCATAACCATTTGTCCTTATTTTATTTCACAAGCACCACCTGCACAGGCAAGTTCACCCGTTAGGTCGGTGTTGTCATCAAGTTCAACAACCTTTGATAAATCAACATCGTGTAGAGTTTGCATTAGTTGGTCATACTTTTCTTTTGTGATGTCTTCAAATGGAGCCTGAATATATGTTCCACCATCATAAGGAAGAACTGAAAGTCCATTGAAGTGTTCTTTATTTTCCCACATCCAATTACCGACCGCATCCCATTCGTGTTCACGGATAGATACCGTTGCCGAAATGTTGTGTGTGTTCATTCCATTCTTGTGACCTGGTTTTATCCAATTTTGATTGAACCACTTTACACGTTCAAGAAGTTGGAGTGGTGATTCTGTTCGCATAATCGCGTTAGATGGTGCCTTTTGTGGGACACCGATAACTGCGGTATCGTGTGGACGGAAGTATTCGTCTTCAACCAATTCAGGGTGGTTGATTGCAAGGTGAGTATAGATTGCCTCGTTCTTACCAACACGAACACGGCGGAGGTAATAGTCATTGTGCCAAGCGTGAATACCTGATGAACAACCAAGTGTTAGTGATGAAGTTCCAGCTGGCTTGATTGTTGTGATACGGGCAGCTTTGTTGATACCGAGGATTCCAGCCAATCTTTCGTTTTCTTCCTTTGCAACTTTTGTTGCGGCCTTTACATCCAACTTCTGAACAACACCTGAACCAATACCTGTCATACCAACTCCAAGAAGAGCATCCTTCTCTGTTGTTCTTTGCCAGATTGGACGGAGGTAATGAAAATCTGTATATCCCGCCTGTAAAGTTCCGATGAATGTTGCTGCACGAACTCGGTCTTCCAAATCTTGTTGGTCTACTACGTCTGAAACATTTACTTCACAAAGATTACAGAATTGGAATGGACGAAGTGCAATTTCACAACAAGGGTTTGTTCCCCAATCCTTATCGTTTGAAAGATAGATTCCTGGTTCACCCGCATTTGAAAGTTCAATCTTCTTCCACAATTCTTTGAAGAACTCTTCACTTACTTTACTACGGAGTAATACCGCCGAGTTATTTGCACGTCCACGTTGAGGATTCAATTCCCACCAAGCACCAAACTTACAGGAAATCATCTCATCGTCATCGGCAGAGAAAAGTGAGATAAGAGCTGCACGACGAATACCACCGGCAAGAACTGCATCTGCAATATGACAAACAATATCGTGAACTTCAATTGGTGATAACTTGTCTCCGTCTTTCTTGAGGTCAAGGATAGAACGAATTTTCTCAACACAGATACGAAGTGGTTCTGCACCAGGAGCTTTACCGCCCGATGTTATAAGACGAGCACCCTTTGGACGGATGTCTGAATAATCAAAACGAAGTGATGAACCACTCGTGAAGTATGACTTTACAAGGGCTTTGATTGCATCAGCCCAACCTTCAATAGAGTCTGACACAAGGTATCTTCTTTCGCGGTCTGACTTTGGTTTCCGAATTTCAGGGAGTTTCTCAACGTGATGTTTCTGAACAGAATAACCTACACCTGTTCCACCGAGAAGAAGGAACATCACTTCACCGAAAGCACGCCAGTCATCAATAGGTAGATACGCACAGTTGTAGATACGGTTCGGTGAAATTTCAATTGGCTTACCGCCGAATTGAAGTGAACGCATTGAAGGAAGAACTTTCTTATCATAGACAAACTTATAGACATTTTCAATCTCGTCTTTTAGTTGTGGGTATTTCTTTTGGTGCATTTCTTTATTTCGTGTCACCAACTCTTCCCAAGTTTCCCGACGATTGAGTTCAGGTATGAAACGAGAATACTTCATATAAACCGTAATATCCGAAAGGATTCGGTTGCTAATATCCATAGTTGTCTCCGATTATTTTTTTTCTAAAAACGTTTATTTTTGATTCCAAAGTTGAATCGTATAGAGATAAGTATGAAGTTTGAAAGAAAAAATCGGTGATTTTCTGAATTATTTTTTTACCCATTTTTCCCCATCCCACCATTCAAAGTTAGGATAGTTTGCCTTGAAATTGAACTGTTCATACCATTCACTAATATACAAATAAGGGTATGAATGTCCAAGTAATTTATGGATGAAGTAATAACAAGTTAGTGGTGTTATTCCATTTTTCTTCATTCTACCACCGACTACGGTTGAGAAGAATGGAATATCATCAAACCAATTTAGAACCGCAAACACAGAGTCATCAAAGTAATAAATCTCATGGTTGAATGAAAGGCAAGTTCTAATGTAATCTTCCTGAAAGTTTGGGTATAAATGCTTTGTCTCTCCAAATATATTTTCCCAATCACCCTCATTTGATACGTTCAACTTTCTCACTTCATACCGACGAGTTCCTGACAACTCATCTATCTTTACACGAGAAGAACGGGATTGATACCATTCTCCATTTTTTGTTGGTAGCCATCCTGTTTCAAAAAGTTCTTTGTAGGTTTCACCATCGGGTGTCCCAAACACTTCACAGAGGTCTGCCCCTGTGTTATCATTATACTTTCCGTTTAGATGGCTTATCCGTATTTTCATTTAGTTTCTCATCATACTCTTTTGACCTTTTTTCATTTGACTCACCAGCTTCTAAATCGGTGTGGTCATACTGCATATTATCCGTTTCAGGAGTTACCCATCTTGGATTTCTTTCAGCAGTCCAAAGAGTGTTATTATACATTCTGTTTATCACCACGTCTTCTTTTGTTGTGAATGAAGGGTCGTGGAGTAAAAGACGATTGTTTGGTTGTATCGCAAAGTTTCCATTGTCCATCGCAAGAACGTGGCCACACTTATGTTGAGACGGGTATTCAGAGAATAAAAAGTCTGTATCACCTGAATCTGTTGATGCACCCCAATCTAATGTGAACAAGTATCTTCCCTTGTATTTTTCTCTCCGACGGGAAATGAATGTCATATTCCTATTTTTGAGATAAGGGAATTGAGTTGCAGAAACGTGATACGAGAACGAGTCCCATAAGACTAACTCATCAAGTGGTTGTTCTATTGCGTCTTCTTTCCAAGAGAAAGCGTGTATTGGCATCCTCCACCAAAGTCCACCGTCTTGCATAACAAAGTGAAAGAGTGGGGCTTGTGCTGGAATTGATGCCATTCCAAAAATAATACAAGGGAACTTCTTATCGTGTGAGTCCCGTTGGTCTCGTAAGAAATTCCCACGTACCATTGCGTCTATTGGTGGGATTGGTATATTTAGGTAGGACATAACTTTTCCTTTTATGAAAAAGGGAACCGAAGTTCCCTTTTATACTTTACATTGTCTATTAGAAAATATTTGAACTCTTTACTGATTGAGAAGTTTGTTTGCCAGAGGAATCAGTTGATACAGATTTTGTATCAACTTTAGCCAATCTCATAAACAAGTATTCTACATAATCAGTCGTATTATCTAATGAATGAAGGAAAATATCCCCAGGATTCAGGGCTCCGACTATTTGTTTAGTTTGCCATTTTTTCGGGTCACTTATAACAGGTCCAGTATATTTTGCTAACTGAAAATAATTTACTGCCTTTTCTATTGTAGCCTTTTGTTTTACACTCCCAACAAGATATAATTCCTGTGCATCATTTGAAGAATTGAAACTTATAAGAACATTATCAGGTTCAGTTTTCAATCTTTCTTTCAACGGCTCTACAGCGGCATAAGCACTATTATTTTTTGGAGGAAACACGCGAGGAATGAGTTTCAGGTCTTTCAATCTTTTTTCAAGATCCTTTCCAAATGCAGTTATATCTTTATTCAATGCCTCTGATAATACACGCTTCTTGAAAAGTTGTTGAATATTTCTTCCTTCTTCTAGTAAGTCTCTCATCACATTATCTCCAAATAATAGTTGTGGTTATAGATATAAATATAATGAGAATATCAAAATCCTTCAAGTTCCTTGAACTTTTGAGCAAGAGCCTTCTTTACCATAGTCTCACCCTTCATAGAATCTGAAACAGATTTACCGATGTCAGAGTTAGGTTCAAAGATTTCAATATGTCCCGTCATTGTATTTATCTTACTTGGGAATGTCATACCATCAGGACCGAATCGGTTCTTGATAATGTGCCATCTTCCTGTTCCGCCAATCTTGTCATTCAACTTACGGGAAAGAGACATAATGAAGTCACACACCATAACTTTATTATAAGATTCTGAAACCTTATTACCTTCAATCACATCTTCTTCTGTGGCAGAACGATTGGCTTGTGATGCAGTCCAAATTGGAATATCATACTCACCAGCAACACCACGAAGGTCTTCGTAGATGTCATTCAATTCCAATCTCTTAT